CATGAGTGCGCAAAATCTTTCTGGATAGTGAGGTTCTCCTTCAGAAAGGACTCTTCCCAAATCTCTCGAACAGATTTGGAATGATCCACTCGTAGTCTCCGTATCTTCATTGACCTTTACGGTCCGTTTTGTAAGCTGTATAATCAATTTTGCGCTTGATGTTCGCATCAATAGGTACGGGAGGCCCTGACCCCTCCACGGCGAGAGCGTGGACCTCTAGTGGCTCTGTCTTCTCCAGACACGTCATGCCCTTGTAGTCATAGTGAAGCTCATAGAGCTGGCCATCCTTTCGGTAAATCTCCCAGTAGGTTGTTCCATCACCAGACCCTTCCCTACCGCAGGTCACGTATTCACCCATGTAGCGCTTATCTGTTGGCTGCGCAAAGTAGCGGTGGTTGCCCGTACCTCCCCAAGAGTTGGGCTGATTCTTGTCATAGTAGCTGCGGGTCGTGAGAATCGCATAGTAATGCTCGCCCTTTGTAGGTGTGACACGATAATACTCAACCTCCGTACTCATACTATATTTCTAGTAGGGACTGACGTTAATTTTTTAAATGGCGAGTAATCTCCTGTTTAGCCGTAGGGTATTCTTCCGTTTCTGTGGGGAGGCCCTGCGTGTGGTTCCTCTCGGCGTGTTCCGATTCTTTTTCTTTAAGCTCTTCTCTAAGTCTGGAAGACCCTTCTTGATGCGCATGACAATATTTACGATAAGATCCACCATATCATCGGGAATCTCAGCACACTCCTCTTTACCATCCATGCTCATACAGAGGGTGGTTCCACCTCCCCTCATTCGGATTCGACTGGTTTGAGTACGAAACGCTACGTACATGGTAAAGAGAACTGAAAGCAGTAAATAGAGACTAGATATACGAGCAAGAGCACCTGCTGAATTTTGCGCTCTATCAAGCGTATTAAGACTATCTAGCTGCGCCCGCCCTAATCCTGATGCTCCAGCCTCACGCATCACAGCCAAGGTATTCCGCATGACAGAAAGCATCTGTATCATCTCACCAGTCAAGACGAATACGAGTACATTTACCCCATTCACTCTCACCATAATCTCTGGCCACTGCTCCAAGGGCAGGTCATACAGGGTCTGCGGAGGAATCAACCGCCGACAGGTAGGACATCTGAGTTCTGTCTCTCCTTGGCGCATCTTCTCTCTTATCCAGGCATTCACGCACCCTAAGTGAAATTTATGCTGCCATCCGGGACCACTACATAGAGTATCTGTTGGTCGTGCATTCCATAGGCTCATATCATCCAAACAGATTTGACAGACGTTTGCATCGCCCATTCTAAAGTAACCAAAGGATTAATACGCAAACATCATGCCACCACGCCCGCCATACACTCTAAAAATGTTATACGTCTCCGCCCACACATGAATCAGATACCGTGGCACCGTGTTCGTCCCAGCAAACGGTTGGAGACCAAGACGCAGATTAATATTCACAATCTTGTCCAGATTCGCCTCGCCGCAATGCTGGCTCGGCGCTAGCAGACCAGATTGGAATGCAAACGGCAGATTATACATATATCGATGGACCCACGGCGACTTCCGCATCTCTAGGCTCGGAATAAGGCTCCGAAAAATCGATGGTGACCCTGTGACGTAGCGATACAGAGATCCCTCATACACAAGCTGAATGTCCGAAATGGGCTCAGAATCTCTGAAGACATAGCCAGGCCTGAACTCTTCATACACCCGTGTGCCAATCTGTGATGCATTCGGCCACCAGGGAGCAATAGGACTCTCGGTACCAGAGAGGTCCCGTGTAGCCAAGAAGGGCGCATTGAACGCCGGCGCCTCATATCTCTGCGCATAGAAAAACAGATTTCTCGTGGGATTTGGGATTCTCAGATAGCAGTTGGCCGTTTGGCCACCCACCGTATCCACAGGGTCGAATGAATAATGTTCAAGAATGGGTACCTGAATATCAGCCAAACGAAATCTGTTCGCCTCCGCACGGTCAAGATACACGTACTCCGCCATCAGATACGTGTCCCCCAGATTCTGTAGGAGCTGTGCAGTGGGCATGGTGATCCCAGGCACTCGTGACACCCGGGTGTCCTGACCCGGATTCCCGAACAGCCCAGAAATATCTGTGCCTGCCGGGTCTTCATAATAAAAGGGGGAGCTTGCGAGAGGAAAATAGGCCTCCCCACCGGCCGGGTTCGTTAGCCCCTCTATAGACCGGTGTCCTGTACTCACGAACAAGGTATTCAAGCCCGCAAAGCTGAGACGAAGCTTTACAGGATCGGATTGAAGCGCATCGATAGGCAAGAAGGTGCCTGCATCTCCACAGCTGAACCAAAACGGGAGAGGGGTTGTGGCCTGGGTAACCGTATTTCTGCCAAAGACCCCTGGATAAAAGTCGCTAGAATCTCTTGGCAAGAGTTTGTCCATCAGCGAGACTTTTTCGAGAGGTGTATAGAATTCATCGAGGACTTCCAGCAGTCGCCCATCGAGTTGTTCTACCCGAGTACCTCCTATTTCCAAGGTAGCCTCTTGTAAGAGCGCATGTCCTACAGAGTTCGTCCAACCAAATAATGGCCCGACGAAGGATTTCGCATTATCATCGCACCACTTCTCTGCGGCCTTCTGTGGCGCCGAAATATCCGGCATGGTTGTCACCAGATAGAGCCGTGATAAGAGCTGCCCCTTATTCGGAATAGTGATGGTTGCAGTTGTACCCAGTGTTGGGCGAGTATCAAAATCGAGGCGAACCCATTGCGTCGTAAAGCGCCCTGCACGCACGAAAGCCTTTACAAAGAACCCTATATTTGGCCGACCCTTTTGACAAATGAATTTCGAATCCTGTAGGCCTCCGTAGACGACTCGTAAGAGTGCGGCTACCATCTCTTTTTAGAGGTTAGAGGTAAACCTTAGGTGTATTTGCATAATAAACTTCGCATACCGTAATAGGATGGATACCATACATCAAATATGGATAGGAGATAATCCCTTGCCAACAGATTGGGTCGATACGGTAAAAGATTTTGCGTCCACCTATGGATATTCATACAAACTCTGGACGGATTCTTCTGCGAAAGAACTCGATTTTGACGCCATTCCTGGGCTCAAGGATCTCTATACCTCTTTCTCCAGGGAGCTCGCCGGTCAAGCAGATATTCTGCGCCTTCTGATTCTCTACAAGTTCGGAGGAGTGTATATTGATGCGGATACAGTGATTGTAAAGCCAGAAAAGTTTGACACATTTCTGAAGAAAAATACGAAGGGTGTGTTTTTCGGATGGGAGAATCTGACAGCTGCTCGCACACGAAAGTTAGGTATAGGAAAGATTCGTCGTCTTGTTGCCAATGGCATTATTGGCGCAGAGGCTGGGCACCCTTTCGTAAAGGCTCTTTTGGAAGGGATTGTAGAGAACTCAACAAAAGTTTCCGGAAAGAAGGAGGCATGGAAAGTACTGGGGCCTCTCTATGTCACAAAAAAGTACACGGCATTAAAGAAGGACTATCCCGACGTGAGAGTCTTTCCAATGAAATATTTTTACCCGAGGTCGTGGGTAGGAATCACTGATCCCGAACTCCATAAAAAAGTGAAGATTCCCGGGGAAAGTATGCTCTTTCAGTATGGATATAGTACCAATAAATTCAATACCATTTTTGCTAAAAAGAAGAGGAAGGCTACACGAAAGCGCTAGAAGTAATCTCCACGTGTCATGGGATGTCCCATGGTAGGTGGCCCGCTGAGAAAGAAGGCAAGGCCAGCAAATAGGATTCCACCCAGCATCAGCATAGGCCCCGCAATATCTCCTGTATAGTCTACCTGCTGCTCCTGCTCCTGCTCCTGCTCCTCCTCCTGCTCCTGCTCCTGCTCCTCCTCCTGCTCCTGCTCCTGCTCCTCCTCCTGCTCCTGCTCCTGCTCCTGCTCCTCCTGCTCCGAATCAGTGTCGAGCTCCCCCTCTGCGACACTACTCATTCTGCTGACAGCACCCAACTCCTCTGGAGCGACCTGTGTAGCAATAGAGGTTGTGCGAGAAAGAGGTTGGGCGACATCGGCAATAGGAGGATTAACTGGAGTATCAGACATGATTGTAGTGCCTACTTTGGCGCAGTCCACGGCCTCAATTTTGCTTAGTCCTCGAACATGGGATTTGCGAGACCATTCTCGAACCGCAGCCAGTTCAGCCCAATACAGAAGACTTTTACTTCCCATAAGTCGCCACCGGGTGGCTTGACGTCGAGTACAAGACGAAGAGAGTTAATACGACTCGCATTTAATGAGCCGCTCGGTTGATGTTCACCCGGCGTCTTAGCAAAAGAGTATCCATAGATAAATCTTGAGAAGGCGGCGAAGCCGCCCCTGTGCGCAAACGCAGCCTGTTCCCGATAGAACTGTTCCTCCGCATCACAGATGACTGTGCCATTCACTTGTAGGATGGCATTCTGTAGAAGGGGGGTAGGAGCCCGTGTTCCCCATTCAGACTCAACCAGGCTACTATAGTTTGTCCATTCGTTGTTGATAGAGGTCCCCTTTCGTCGAACAAACCACAGAATCTCTTCAATCGGATGATTTGCCTCCAAGGGAAGCTGGATACGAATACTATCGGAATCTGCTCGCTTCCCTACAGCGTATTTCAGTGGCTCATCAAAGGAAAATGTCTGGACCTGTCGATGGAGAATCTCAAACGGGTCCCTCAGCATCTTAGTACGAAGAGTCCCATCCACTATCGCACCATAGGCAAGAAGCTGAACTCCTTTAAAGGGGGGTGCAGCTACGCTCCAATCTCCCACCTTTGATTCCCATACCGTACTGCCATACGTGAGGTCGAAGGTTGGCTCCCCCTTGAACAGACCACCGCTCCTCCAGGTGGCCGGTTCTTCATCCCAATAATACCAGTCTGTTCCTTCTGGCCATGCAATATTAAAGGGGGGTTCGGAAGGGTTCCAGCTAGAGGTAGCTGCTCTCCAGTTATATGAGCTCGCAAGACTAAAGGAACTCTTCGGTGGGGGAGTCACCCAGTTTCCTCGCCCAGTCGCCGCAGCAAAGTTCCAGTTATATGTTTCCCCCTCTAACACAATAGTAAAACTGTACTGCGCTGGCACATCCCAGGATCCCGCCTGAGTCTTTGGATCATAGATCCACTTTGATCCCTGTGGAATAAACGGTATGGGTGTCGGGGGTGGAACCGATGTACAGGTGTCACGGAATCCACGCATTTGCCGCACACATTCCGAGAAGGGTCTCAGCGTAATATTAATCTTGACATGGCCCTCACGAATCGCAATCATTGGAAGGGCCTCTGTTAGTCGAGTGCGCATGAAAAAGAAGGGAAGAACACAGTTGAGATTGCCATTTTCAATCGGATAAATCGTCGGTCTACGATGGAGGTCAGTTAACCGCTTTATCGAGACTTGTCCAAGATGGTCATAGGCGATTCCCACCTGCGTATTATATTCAGGAAACAGCGCCGAGAAGACATGAATAAAATCGCCGTCAATCGTCTCAATCGTCTTGCCATCTATTTCGAGCTCAGCTTGCTGAATAATCGATGTTCCAAGACTATTGGCGTATTCCCAAGCTGTGGGGCGCTCCTGCGAGCTATACTGGAGTTTTTCCGCAAGATACATATTACGGGACTGCGCATCAAGCCAATGGTCCAGCTGAATCTGAAGCGCAGCTCCAAGAAGAAGATCACCTACCACAATGGACCCGAGATCAAAGGTGAACCGCTGACCAAAGGCCCCAGGACCACGTAGGGCGATTTCTTGAACACTGGGGGTGAAGGGAATCAGACGCCGCTCAGTGTTACGCGCAAACCATGTGATTTCTGTCCGAAGAGGAAAGAGATCATTTTCCTGCTGGTCACGGTTCACAAGGTCAAGTAGAGTTGTAATAGGCCCATTTGCCTTCGGCTCATCATTAATCGATGCAGAATACGTGATAGCATCAATATCGCTGGATTTCTTAACCCCCTTGGCTTCATCGCTTGTAATAGGAGTATTTACGCCGGAACCCTGCCCTCGAAACATCCAATCTGTACTCGTCGCTTTTGGATCGAGAGATCCAGATCCAGTTGTTGAAGGGTACCGTTGAACGGGAGGACTTGGAGCGGATCCGTACCTAGAGGAACCAGGGACAGAACCAGTTCCAGGAAGTAAATATGGCCCAAGAGGATTTACAGAGCTACTTCCTGCGAGATAGGGGCGAATCCCCGAGAGCCACTGCGCATTCGCAGACCCAGCTCCTTGTGCAGCAAGCTGCGCATAGGTAAGCTTGGCAGGGGAACTAGACCCGCTAAGCAGCTTGGAAAGATAGTTGCTCACATCATTCAGCGTGGGTGTGGCGCTCTGAACCGGGGCCTGTGCGACGCTCTGTGAGGGAAACGGTGGCGGCGTGACCGTTTGCTGCCCTGTCGCAGAGTTTGTGAACACCGAGCCCGATCGCATCCAGTTCGGTACAGGAATCACTTGACCAGAAACAGTGTCCGTATAGAACACTTGGCCTGCGGAGTTCGCATTCACCATCCAGTTTGGAGCCCTTGAAGCAGCTGTAGGTTGCCTCATCTGAGACAGATAGGCTGCCTGGGCGGCCTGCGCAGCAGCGGTGGCCTGTTGATACCGGGTATCCGCCGTTGTTGGCGCTGCAACAGAACCACCTGTATTCAATCCCTGAATCATAGTTGCCCACGAGGACGGATAACTGCCGGATGCTATATACTGGGCGGCCGCCGCCTGGTACTGTGCATCTGTAAAGGTTGGGCTAACGCTGCCACTCATACTCTTTTAAGAGTATCGGCTTTATGCGCATTAGTTTCCATATTTCAAGACACCCCGATCCTGTTCAATCGAATACAGGCCCCATGTATCAACCACTGCGGTCATTTCTGTTGATGGTGTCCCAAGAATCGTATC